ATTTGGGTCTGCACCAATAGTATCTTTATGTTTCTCATAGAACTTTCTAAGAACTTCATTCTTTTCTTCATTATTTTGCGTTTTCTTAAGTTCTTCAAAAACATCCAAGCCACCTTGGCTAGATAAAATTGCCGACAATGCTTTTCCGTAAGGACCAAACATTGAGAGCATTTTCTCTGCTTTATCTTCGGTGCTTTTTTCAATTATAAAATCGTATAACGATGTAATTAACCCATAAATTTTCTTGAATGTAAGTTCATGCTCAACTAATTTGTCGATGATTTTACTTTTGAATAATTTAAAACCTTCAATTAATGCGGCAATGCCAGGTATATATTTTACCGCACCTAAAACAGCATCAAATACCATATTCACAATGTGTCCTACCAGTTTACCTAAGAACTCAAATACAGTTAAAACACCTTCAAGAACATCTTTAAAGACTAACCAAATATCATCAAGTATACCAAGTATCAATTTAGTTGCTTTGACAAATCCTTCTTTGATGGTTTCAAAGATTTTGACCATCTCTTCTTTGAATTTTTCGAAGAATGATTTACCCTTAGCCTTTTTCTCTTCAGGACGGCTTTCTACACCACCGCCGATTGCTTTGAGCAAAGCATTGTGTCTTCTATCTTCTTCTTCTTTTCTTTGCTGATTATGTTCAGATTCTAATTCCCATCTTTTCAAATCCTCATCATGCTCTTTCTGCATTAAATTGAGCATTTTGGCAAGAATATCAGCAGTAGAGTCGCCAACTTTCAAACGTGTTGCACGACCAGAACCAACTTTGCTATAATGCACTTTATTGCGTTGCTTTTCTCTTTGCTGTTCATTAAAGTATCTTATAGTACTGCCTTTTCTACCAAACAAACGACCAACAATGGCAGTTGTCAAAGGTGAATTGAGCATACTAACGTATCTTAATGGGTCAAATTTTTCTTGTATACGAGTAGCGGCGGCTTTAAATTTGGCACCCACAGCACCTTTGTATGAGCCAACAATACTACCACCCATCTCAATGTTTCGAATTGTTAAGTCTTTGACACTTCTACCTCTAACTCTTCGTGCTGTTTCGTAATCCATTATTGTGTACCCCCACCAAATTGTTTAATGAGTGCTGGTGGTACGCCATCAGTAACCCAATTATCTTGGTTTATTTTTTTAATTATTTTCTTTACCACTTGTGGTGACATTACATTTGTTGTTTCATTAACAATTACAACACTCGGTGATTTTGCTTGACCTGTGCTACTCTGCATATCTTTGACCGTCTTATCGGTCTTATCTAATGTATATGGCTTAGGTGTAAGTTTCAACTTTGTTGGTGTATTTGCTTCCGGTGTGTTTTCTTTATCCATCTTAGAAATATCTACCATTTCTTTAGATGCTTGTAAGGCTTCTATATGATAGTGACCTCTAGGATTTACACTGCCGGGTTTTAAATCTGGTGGTTCATAAGTGACTTTGGCTTTTAGGTTTTGGTCAGCGAATTCTTTTTGTAGTTTTGCGGCACCCTCTTTACTCATATCATTCATAACTACATCGATATCAATACCTTGAGTGTGACCGCTGACATAACCACCTGGTTTATTTTTTAACTCTTGATGGTAAGTATCATTTGCGGCAGTTATAATGGCATCAGAGTGACCCTTTTTAACTGCTTGCATTATCGGTATTAAATCTTTTGAAACGGTACCACCAGCAATTGATTCTTCCGATTTAAAAGGTAAATCATCAATGTCTAATGCAAAATCAACTTTAGGTCTATCTTCACCACTTTTAATCTTATCTATATCGACTTTAGCAGTTTCCATCAAATCATCGACTGAAGGAAATTTAATTTTATGCAATTCTTTAAACTTTGCTTGTGCATCTTTCATGCCAAATAAACCAAGACCTGCAATTGCACCAACTGCGGCAACTTTCAACCAGTTAAATTCTGATGGCGATTCAACTTTTTCTTTTTTTGTTTTACCGTGACCAAAAAGATTTAATAAACTATCGTGTCTAGCATTTCGTTGAGAATCCATTTCACTTCTAGCCTTGTCTTCTGCTAACTGACGAACCTTTTTCTTGTCGTAGTTGTCTTGCATCATGTTTAACATCTTTGCTAAAATATCAGCCTCAGAGTCACCCTTTCTGAGTTTCATATGAGTATTTGGTGGTACTTTAGAGATGGATGGATCTTTTCTTTTATCGTATGGTTCTTCTTCAGGTTCTTCTTCCATCTTATCGTCAGTCTTACCTTTTAGTTTAGAGTTACCGGTCATTGCTTTTGCAACTCTTTGAGGTTCAAACTTTTGTTGAAGACTTTCGGTATAATTATTCATTACCTCAGATTCACGACCACCAGAACCCATACGAATACCACGTAAGATATCCGCATTGCGTTGCACTTCTTCTAGTGTCATATTTGCCGTCTCTTTAGCGGCTTCTCTGACTTTTGCTAATTGTGCTTTAGTGAGATTAGTACCACCTTGCTCTAAGAGAACACCTAATTGGTTCTCAGAGAGTAGTTGGTTGAATAACTCGTTTTGCATTGTTACTTCTTATTCCTTTGTTTTGCTTTCTCATTTTCTTCTTCAATGTATTGCATTAACAAAGTCACATAGATGTCTCTCTCCCAAGGTATCATTGTTTCGAGTTCGGCTAAACTATATTTGTGGTGTTGCATGAGAGAGAAGTTTGTCATATAGTAGTTCTTCAAACTATCATAGCCGAACATTACCCGAAAAAATTCTCTAAACCTTCTATATCCATGGAATGGTCAAAACCACATTTGCTACATTTCATATCAATGTGATGTCTAATTTTTGGTAAGTTTTCAAAAAACGCTTCAAGTTTACTGAATTGTTCTTGATTCAAAGACTCAATAAATTCAGTGAGTTCTTCTTTTGTACTATCAACTGCATAATAATATTGCTGACCATCAAAAATGTATTCGATAGAATCAATCATAATATCAAATGCAACTTCAACAGCAGATTCTTTCTTTGCCAATTTTGAAATAACAGAGAATCTAGGATATTTCAATTTAATAGCCATAGTCTCTGTTAACTTAATTACGTCTGGTTGTTCAGGCATATCAACAGTAACTTCAAGCAAATTCAATTTGACTTCCATTTTATTGTTACATTGACTATCACCGACTGTATTTGTACAAACATATTTGTTTTCTACAATCTCACCAACTGACCTTGCTCTTAAGTTAATGAAGTAATATTCAATATCTGTTACTGGTAACTCATCGATATCAATGTCTGTTGACAATGTACAATTAGTTAAAACCTGTTTGACGTTTCTTTCGACAGTATCTTTATCATCGGCTTCTAGAGCCATCATCAAATTTCTTTGTTCTTTTACCAAGAATGGTCTGTAAAGAACAGTCTTTTTACTCAATGGTAATTCCAACGTGTACGTTGGTGTATCAATCTTAGGCAATGCCATAATAATCTCCAATCAATTTATAGTGAATTTAAAAATTCCGATTTCAGCGTTTGTGTTAAAGAACTTGCACTTAGTGGGTTAATTGCGTTATTTGTCCAGTATGTGTACGCAAAGTCTACCGAAACTCTATGTACATCTTCCGAATTCCATGATAGATCCATTTGATTAACTGTCGTTGGGAACGCATCAATTAATTTGGTCTCATATGTTTTCTTACCGGTCATGTCGTATTGCGTAATTAGAATATCTACCGCATAACTTGATTTGTAGTTGAAGTTGAAATCATTAGATGGGTTTACTAAATCTAACCAAGCATCAAAGAATATTCGTTCTCCCATGTTACCATTTACAATAAAATCTAATACAACATCATTGTAAGATGTATGATATGGGAACTTCTCAACAGGAGCCGAACCGATTTTCTTATCTGTAGTTGCCACATTTCTACCAGGCAACATCGCATTGTCGCATCGGAATGTCAATTGTCTACCGGTACTAGCATAACTTGAAAGTGCAAGCGGTACTGGTATCGTCACATCAAACATGAACTTTCTGGCTACGTCTGAGCCAAAAGTACTAATAAAACTGCTGATTGATGACGCCATCTATGAGTTCCTTATCTCGTTTAGTGAATCTTGCCACACTTCTTTTGCCGTGGCTTTCTTAAATTGCTGAATCGGTAACGCTAAAGCGGTATCCCATTCGTTTGGTTGTACTGCTAATATTCTTGATTGCATATGGTCGTACAAATAACGCTTAATACAGGGTCTAAACTCTCTCAGATTGCGTGTAGCCTCAAGTATGTCGTAAGTCACATGTAATCTGGCAACCTCGTCCAGCTTGTTTTTAGACGTTCCATAGGGTACCAATTTTTCCATAAATGCCACTCGCCATTTAAACGGTAAGTAATGCAGATTTAATGCTAGAAAACCGTCATTGTACTTCTCAAGTATCAATGTTAACGGAAATCTATCATAATACGGTAACTCTTCTTTTAACTTTGGGTCATAATAGAAGAAATACATTGCACCGGTCTGAACGCTTTTAACATTACGTACATCTTCTTTTCTAATTGCAGACGGTATTAATGAAGGATTGCGTAATTCGGTAATCTTTTGACCGAGCCATTTCAAAGAGTCCTTGGTCATTACACCATGACCGAGTTTCTCTCTTTGCTTTGATAGTATTGTTAATTTAGATGCCATTAACTATTTAGACAGGCCTAAGTCATCTTCGGTAAGTACTTTGAACTCCCAACCACGGTCTAAACAGTACTCTGTAGCGGCTTTCCATTTGTTTTGATTGACACCATAAGTATAGACTTCATTGATGTATCTTTTCGTGACTCTCTTCTGTTTCTTAGGCTCTAGAGTCTGAACCTTTGGTTTAATCTCTATTAAATAAGTCTTAATAGTACCGTCTTTTGTTTTCATTTGAGCATAGAAATCGACAAAATATCGTCTAGGTCTACCGTCAGCAGGATCACGATACGGTATCACGACCTCTTCACTCGACCAAGAGACTACGGCATCAGTCTCATCTAACCATTTCATATATCTATACT